TTTTAGTCATTTAATTTACCTCCATAGGTAATATACTTTCAATTAAATTCATAGGCAACTGAATACCAACTTTAGCAAAAGTAGGTCTATATTTCTTTTCTGTCTGTACTCCTGAATCACCAAAATAAGCCCATGCACCATAATTAATAGGATTGATATAATGCTTTCTTGCTATATAAGATGCAATACTTTGGTCATGTCTATGTGCTGAAAATTCTGGTCTTGTACTACCAGATTTACCATTAAGGCATATTCCATCAGAACAATATTTAATATAGTCATCAAAGAATAACTGTGTTTTCCAGAATGTAAAATCAAGTAGCATAATAGCAGCATCAATCTGGAAAAATGTATTAGCATAATCATATGAACAACCCATAGTATTAAGACAATCATCTGCTGTGTACACGGATTCTAAACAACCTTGATTATCAAATAACACTACACCTATTTCATTTGCTAATTTAAAATAATGGTCTGGATTTCTAAACAACATCACAGAAGAATCACACCATAGTATCTTTTCATATCCCATTTCTAATGCTTTCTGGAAACAATAAGATTTAAACTGATATGGTTCTTCTTTATGAGTCTTACATTCACCATATTTTTCAGTATTAGGATAACCTTTAAAAGTGAATATCTTTTCATCAATATTACCTTCTTGTGTGAAATCAGGACTCCATACAAGTATATCGCCATCAAATTGTACTTTAAGTGCTGATGTTATTAACCGTTCAGTGCCTAGTCTATATTCTTCTCTACCACGTGAAAAGAAGTTAATTATACATCGTTTTGTTATATTCATTTATCCTCCATTAACTACTTTTTTTCTTTGCCTACTTCTTTAAGAATGTCTATAATATCCTGTTTTATTATTTCTTTAATATCTTTGCCTATTTCTTTAGCCTTATCTAACCGTTGATATGTTATATTGTTTAGAACAATCATTTGAATCACAGTTGACTTTGATGGAATAAATATTAAAAACGAACACAAAAGAGAAAGAACAATAACTCCTTTAATTATCCATTTTTTATATTCTACAAGCGTACCTTCAGCAGCTAATACAATAGATGCTATAAGCAAACCTACAAATAAAACTACTGTACCTACTGCTACTACAAAACAAATATTTTCTAATACAGATATCCAATACAAGAACCAAGGATTAATTATCGGTGTCATTTTTTTCTCCTTTATCTATTTCTTCAAAAGATGCTCTTTCACTATAATATCCATTTGAAGCACCATACCACCGTAATGATTTGATAGGTGTACCACTTCTTATGGCTGAATAAGTGGCGGGGGCTCAGGTCGCTCATCCGTGTGATGTTTTGTTTAATGTCGCTTGCTCGACGGTAATGCTTACGCAAGACCTCACACCACGTCTTAGTGACGAGATGCCCTCAATGACCCCTGCCATAATTTGGTGGAGAGGGGAGGAATCGAACCTCCACAGCCAGAGACTACTGGGTTACAGCCAGTTAAGCTCACCACCTGCTCAACCTCTCCACACCCTATATCATTAAAAAATACTGGATACATTTCCTTAACCTTATTTAACCCATCCAACATTATTTCCCTAAACTGTGGATTATTTTCTGGTGTAGTTCTAAGTTTAAAAATGTATCTCCATTCCCGTATATTTGTTGTACATATTATATCACATTTTGTAGCGTTTGTCAAGACAATTCTTGCTTCTTGTGGCTTTTTATTACAAATTTTAATTAAATTTAAGTAGTTTTGTTCAGCTTCTTGGCAAGAAACTTTAAATATATTCCAAGCTTGTCCTTCTTCAGTAAGCCATACAGGTTTGATAAATATAACTTCATCATATTTAACATAGCGTTGACTTTCCACTTGGAGAGATAAAATCCTATGACGTGATAATTCAGCAAGCACAGCCCTATCAGTAGTTATTTTAAATGTTAAACTACAGTGTTCTAGTGGGCTTTCATGTCCACGTTTAATTAAACGTTTTATAAATTCTTCTGATTTGCCTATTGAACTGGACTGGTAGCAATTTCTTGCAGCAGTTTCTATCTTACATAACATATCTGTATATGCTGGTGGGTCATATAAAGTAATACTTTGTTCAATTATTTTCATTATCTATTCTCCCATCATAGATATGCCCAATTACTTTACAATTAAACCAAAAATCTTTAAGTGGTATTTCTTCTGGTTTCAATGTAGTTCCAACTTTAATCCAATATCTACCATACCAACCAAATATATCTTTTACAATTTCTAATTCAAGTTCATTAAATTTTACAATATCCCCTTCATAGATTTCCACACAATCATTATCTAGTAATGTGGTAGATTCCATTAAGATATAATCATCAGATACATCACATTCAGAAAATGTTCCTGTAATTATATCCATAGATATAGTAACTAAATCCCCATCTAAAGTAACAAATGTAAAATCTTCCATGTTTGTAGATGTTATTATTTCTTTATTATTTTTATCCCACAGTCTATATCTCATTAGTTACTCCTTCTATCATACAGAAACGTTGCACTTTTTTCAGGTTCATAGTAATAATAGTATAATATCTTATCAATAAACACTTCATTTGAAAAAACTTTATTTTTACACAACTTCATTGCCCAATCAAAATCTTCTCCATAATTACTTATAGGGAATAGATAATTCTGTATCAAACTTTTTCTAACTGGATTTAAATGATTTGGTGGTCTATAGTAGTAATTAACATCTTCATAATACCCATCATATTTCAAAGAATGTATAAATTCTTTATTTCCTACAGCTTCACTAACTAATTTTCCTTTTATGCCTATACAATCTAAATCTGGATTACTATTTATAGTACCAACTATTGATGTAATATAGTCATCAGAAACCCAGTCATCATCGTCAACAAAAGCTGTAAATAAACCATTAGCTTCATTTATTAATTCATTCCTTTTTAATCCTATGGGATATTCTCGACTATCTGAAAATACTAGGATTTCAACATCTTTTTGTAGATAGTTAAATCCTATTTGATTCATTAAATGGGTATGAAGCATATCAAATTGTTTTTTCCTGTCATCCAATGTAGCAATCAATACACTAAATTTTATCATATGTAACCTCAAACATTTTTTTTCTTCTATCTATATAAACTTGTTGGTCATAATTCCAAGAACTATTATTCTGTTCATATAAAATATCCCATTTAGCATCTTTAGTATTACAAGGATGTAAATGTTTAAATAGGATTTCCTTAGAATAATATTGTTTATTTAACAATCCTGCTACTTCGTGAAATTAAATTCATTATCGCAGAAGAAACTGATATAATTAGGATTATATATATACCCAAATCTATCATAATATCTTTTACCCATTATTGGCATTGTATTTAATGGTGTAAACCCATCTGGGTAATATAAAACACCATCTAAATTTGGAAAATATTTTTTCATATCATTTTTTATTATTAAATCATATCCTTGTTTATTTGGTAACATATCATCTGATGATAAAATCAAAATATCCCAATCTTGGAAATCTTCTAAATCCCTATTTACAGCGTGTATTTTATTTAAGCTAATTCCATAAAGATATAATATTGGGATACCACTATCTGATTCAATAGAATTTAGAGCATTTCTTATTTCTAGATTATTCATAGAATCATCATCACTATCAAGTGTTAGTAAAAAAGAAACATCTTCTTTGCTATCTAAAAAATCTATATGTTTAAGTAATATTGATAAAAACTGTTCAGGTCTGTTTCTTGTAGGTATTTTTATTAGTAATTTCATTTATTACCTCCATCACATTCAATACACTTCTTTTTATTTGGTGAATTACTTTTAAAAGGTTTCTTGCATTTCTTGCATATTATTTCATAAGTCTTTTCTGTAGATGCTAAACGAAATCTTAAAACACCTAACCCATCTTCATTATTATAAAAAACTTTCCCACACATACCACAAATTAAATAATCAACATCATACACATAATCTTTTTCTTTTCTAAGGAAACCACCACATTTATCACAATTCATAAGTCACAAGGCTCCCCTTCTTATCCTTTAGTATTTTAATTACAGAATCAAATAATCCAGATGTATTTAAATCCCTATGGTCTATTAAAAATAATTTTAATCCTTCTAATGATGCTTTTTCCTTTAAAAGTTGCAGTAAATCCTGTATACCATCTTCTGATAAGAATTGTGTGGGTTCATCTAATATTAATAGATTTGTATTAATAGACCTTCTATTTTTTATAAAATCAGATAAACCCAATGTTGTAGCCAGTCTTATTCTTTGTCCTTCACCACCAGACCAACAATCAAAAGAAACAGGATTGCTATTAAATGGTGATTTGACAGTAAGATTAAATCCTTTTTTTACCCCCCCATTTTTATTTTCCCTGTCAACTTCTATACAGATTTCCCAATCATTTAATCCAAGAAGTTTCATATTATTATTAATAGACGCCTCTAATTCCACTAAAGCTTCTTCTAGTAAAAGTAATCTTATTTCTTTGAAAGACTTTACCCAATATTTATATATATCATATAATTTTTTACCATTAGCAAAGTCATCTTCTTTATGAACTATCACCCTATTCAATAAAATAAACTTTGATTTAGATTCTTTAATTAATTTATCATAAGGATTTTCTTCATTCTTAACTTTAATAATTTCTTTTTCTAATTTTGCTTTTTCCTTTTCTTCAGATTTTATGGAAATTTCTAATCCATTAATATCCCGCATTATAGATGTTATTTCTTTTTGTAATGTATCAATAGTCTTAGTCAGTTCATTAATCTTTTTATTAGTAGTTGCTAGTTCAGTTTCTTTTGTTTTTAATTTAATAGTAAGTTTAGCCAATTCAGGATTATTCTTATTTATCAGATTTTCTAGTTTATTTTTTTCAGCCTTTAAATGTTTACTATCTACTTTTTGTAAACATGTAGGACAAACACTGTTTAATCCATTTAGACTATCAATATCATCTTCCCATTTATTTATATGTAAATTAAGTTCATATTTTTCTTTATTTAAAGATTCTATTTCAGATTTTATATTTACAACACTACTTTGTATATTCTGTACTTCATCTTCATATTTATCTATAAGTTCAGTAGTCTGCTTTAATTTATCTTGATAGGCTTTTAAATCCTTTATGAAACCTAATGTTGTTAAATCCTTTAAATCCTTTTTTAGATTATTAATTCTATCTTTCCTTGAATCTTCCCAAGCTTCTTTTTCTTCTATAAGCTTATTAGTATTTAATGATTTTAATTGACCAAATAAATTTGATAGTTCTTTATCCAAATTAGTTAAATATTCATCTTGTTCAATAACTTTAGTAGAAGCTTTCTTGCTATATGCTACCCATTTTTCTAAGTCTGACCCCATAATAGATGTAAATATTTTCATTTTCTGTTCAGGTTGGAAGTCTATAAATTTCTGCCCAAACTGTGAAATGAATATTGAATACATAAATGAATCAAAGTTAAAATTTATAATATTCTCTAATTCAATTTGTGATATTTCAACATCATCAACTTTTAATGAATTAGGATTCCAAGTTCTTTTAATAACCCCTTTATCAGTATATAACTCTACTTCACATTTTTCATCAGACCACCAATTCTTTATTTCTCCAGCTTTTAAATTAGTAGAAGTTTTACCAAATAGACACCATACAATAGCTTCAAATAAAGTGCTTTTACCTACAGCATTTCCCCCTAAATCTTTTTCTATTATATTTTCACCTGTAACAAATATAAAACCATTTAAATCATCAAAATCTATTTCTTGCTTTTTTGAAAAGCTTCTAAATCCTTGGATTATTATTTTTGATATATTCATATGATTAATTCCTTAGCCACATTAATAAAGTCTGTTTCTAAGTTTTCTTTTTTTGCAAAGGATTCAATTATATCTAAATCTGTTTTTTCCTTATATTCTTTTTTACTAACACTTCCAACTTCTTTTATTAATTTCATTTCTATAGATACAGGTAATGCTTTTTTACTATTAATAGTATTTTTTATTTTAGTTCTAGTAGTATCCCATTCGTAGGTTTCATGTAACTTCAATTCAACCTTTACTTTAACTTGGTCATTTTCTCTTATATCAGAAAAATCCTTTTCAGTGAAACTATTATCTAAATGTAAATATAGTCTTTTAATACTATTAAATGGTTTAAATGTCACTTTACCATCTTTAATAATTACACATCCACCTTTATAAGTATCACCAAATGTAACATGGTATGGTGCTCCTACATAAGTAATCTTATTTATAATTTGTGGTGTATGTATATCCCCACTAAATACAGGTTTATTGAAAGCTTTTACTACACTATCAACATCTATACCGTCTTCTGTTGTATAACCATTCTGCAATGTAGAACCTTTAAACATTTGGTGCATATAAATTACTTTTATTAATGATTCATTAAAAAAATTGGAATAGTTATTTATATTAAAGTTTTTAGTATGTGGTATAAATAAAGTATCTAGAGATATACTTGGTTCAGAAAAGAAATTCATACCAGCTATATTTTTTAGAAATTTAAAATAAGGTGTTTCTTCATCAATATAATCATGGTTTCCTTTTAATATTCTGATATCACCATATGTGGATAATTCAAAAAAGTTTTCAATAAGTCTATTAGTTAATACAGCAGAATGTTTATCCTTCTTATCTGTAATATCCCCAAGAATATCTATTAAATTTATATCATGTTTTTTACATAAACCCATTACCCAAGGAAAGACTTCCCATCTATATTCTGTTAATGGGTTATCATCTAGATGTAAGTCAGCTAATATTATTCTATCATATAACATATTTACCCTTTTAGAATATTTTTACAATCTTTTAATCTGAACATCACCAAGTCATTATCATGCTGTTTACCAGTAATATGTACTACTACTATAGGTATCCAACCTTTACAATTCTTTTCTGATTGTATCATCCATTTTTCAGCTACAAAAGATTTTCTAGATTTAGCTTCTATTGAATACTTATCTTTAAATAAATCTTCCCCACCAAAAATACCAACTCTAGCCGCATTTAGTATATTAGCAAGTGCTTTTTCATTAGCTTTACCACGTTGTCTATTCTTTCTTGCTATTTCTGCTTTATCCACTAAGTTCTCCTACAAAACAATAACTAGGTTCATTCTTCTCTATTGTCATCTCTAATTACTTTTCCAATATAATTAAAAAATACACTGAGAACAAGTGCTACTGAAATACCCAATGATAAAACCCCTCCTACAATGATGCAACCTACTACAATAGCTACTTCCATAATTGCCTCCTAAACATCAAATCCAACCTTATTTTTATTATCAATAATTGTAGCCAATGCCCACATATCTCTTAAAGATAGCTGGTTTCTAGGAGAATGTTGTAAACAAAATATTATAGGGTCTATGGTGTTAGGTACTATATTTTTATGCCACTCACATTCAGTATAACTCTTACCAAACTTTGTCTTAATTAATGTGAAATTAACACATGTCGCACATATTCCATATTCGTCAGTTGATATTTTAGGTACATTCTCCAATAATGATGCGGAAATATCAATCTTCTGATATCCCTTATCTTTTCCAGACTCTATTTCATCCAAAAAATCACTCATAGTGTACATTCTCCATCATTGCATTTGCCAAAAAATTGTTTTGGCTGTGTAAATTTGTTGGTATTTGACGTACTTGTCAATACTTGATTTCTACTACCATCTCTATAAATTGTCACACCTTTTACACCAGCTTTCCATGCTGTAATATAAGCATTTTTAATATCATCTACTGATGCTGTATATGGTACGTTGACCGTCTTGCTCGCACCTCCGTCAATATATTCTTGCCATTTAGCTAATACTTTAATATGCCATTCTGGACTAACTTGATGGGCAGTTCTGACATATTCAGATTTGTATAAATCTCTTGTTTCTTCAATCTTTCCTATAGTAAGACTTCTTTGAAATGCCACATCATAAACAGGTTCAATACCTGATGAACAGTCAGCTAGTATTGACAAGCTACCTGTAGGTGCTATAATTCTTCTATAGAAATAGAATTTGTCAGGATTATAAGCTAATGTAGCCTCTTTGTAAACAGTACCAAGTTTATCGATAAAATCCAAACATTCTTGACTGTCATACCTTATACCTAATTTGATTAAACAGTCAGCAAATCCCATAATCCCAAGACCAACTGGATTATATTCCCTCATACATTCAGTTATTTCAGGTAATGGAAATGTGGATAATTCATTCATATTTGTTAATATAGTCATGCCCATTTTAACAACATTTGCAAACCTTTCAAAATTAAAATCATTCTTCCATATAAATTTTGATAGGTTTATACTACCTAAACAACAAGCACCGTATGGTGGTAGACTTACCTCAGAGCATGGATTGGTTGTATCCAATTTTATATCAGGATAAAATGGATTGTCTTTATTAATTCTATCAAAGAATAATAATGCTGGGTCACCATTTACCCAAGAAGCAAACGCCATCAATTCAAATATATCTTTAGCTTTTACAGTATTAATTTTGTAACCTAAAGGTGATACAATATCTATATCACCGCCATCCAAAACCTTGTTCATAAAACTGTCATCAACCATTATTGATAAATTAAAGTTCTGTAACTTTTTCTCAAGTTTTACTTTTATAAAATCAAATATTTCAGGATGGGTATAATTGAGAATACCCATCAATGCACCTCTACGCATACCTCCCTGCTTTACTACTTCTACTATATTATCAAATACTCCCATAAAGCTTAAAGTGCCTGATGATGTTCCTCCACCATGTACTATAGCATCTTTTTCCCTTAATGGTGAAAAGTTTATACCTACACCCCCTCCTGTTTTAAATACTCGTGCCATATCAGATACAGTCTTAAATATTGATGCTGTGTCATCATCCACTTTCAATATAAAACAAGCCATAAGTTGGGCATCCTTAAATCCCGCATTAAATAGTGCAGGGGAATTTGGTAGGAATATGCCATTAATCATAGCATCATAAAATCGTTCCTCTAACTTTGTATTACCCTTTGACAAAAATTCTGCTGTTCTTTTAAATACATTTTCAGGTG